ACACAAAGCTCCTCTAGGATTGTGAACAAGTGAATTTTTAAAACCATAAACTAATATGTCGTTTGAAAAGTTAGCTATTGAGTTGGCTGGTCATGAAGTTGATGAGCAAACTGTTGCTTCTTGGGTCCAAGCCTTTGCTTATCAAGGCTTTGATGCAAGAAGGGTGATTGAGTTGCTAAAATCTCGTGGTGGTGATTCTTGGATGGAAGATGCAAAGCAGATGATCATTTTGTGTCTCACTCGAGGAAACAAACCAACTAAGATGATGACTAAGATGTCAGACAAGGGGAAGAAAATTGTCCAGGGTCTTATAAAGAAATATAACTTGAAAGAAGGTAATCCGTCTAGAGATGACTTAACTCTGTCAAGAATCACTGCTGCTTTGGCTGGTTACACCTGCCAGGCAACTGAGGTTGTTGAAGAGTTTCTCCCCGTGACAGGAAGACATATGGATGGGTTATCCAAGAACTACCCAAGACCGATGATGCATCCAAGCTTTGCAGGATTAATTGATCCAGGATTGCCAGCTGATGTGCTAGCAACCATCACCGATGCATTTAGTCTGTTCATGGTGCAGTTCTCAAGGACAATAAATCCAAGAAACAGAGGGCTGTCAACATCCGAAGTTCTTTCTACATTTGATAGACCTATGAATGCAGCAATAAACAGCTCATTCTTGTCTAGAGATCAGAGAAAGGCATTTTTGAAAAATTTGGGAATTCTTGATGGCAATCTCCAGCCTGCTGAAAATGTTAAAACTGCCGCTAAAGCCTTCAGATCTGCCAAGTGAGCTGCCATCTTAATTTGGAATAGCCAATTGATTAGATAATCAACCCTTGATCCCCCACCCTCATCCTTTCCTTTCCCATCCCTCACTAGGCAGCAAGTATCAGCATGAGCAGCAGCCTACATCATCCAAATCGGAATCAGTGTCAAATGATAGCTCAGTGAAGGAATTATTCCAGGTTGACTGGGGATTCCACTTTCGATTACCTAGCAGAGAAGGAGAGATCACTCTGTACAAGTCAAGAACATATTGAAACAACGAAGAGTGAAATTCTGATTCACGATAATCATATGGTAATGCTGTCATCATTCTAATGAGCTGTACATATGCGATCTCCTTCTCTATATTTTGCCCGGTAAAATTTCCTGAGAATATATCTCTTTCAGCAAGCTCAACATCAATCTTCTTGTACATGTTCACTAAGGAATCATCTAGTTGTTCTCCATCACCACATCTCATCACAAGAGTAGCAAATGTGCATTTTTCTTCCCAGTGATATTCATAACTGGAGATTTGAGAAAGCTTAAAGAATGAAAAGGTGGGCTTTCCAAGAGGCCATGAAAGAGCTTCTCTCAGATTCGGCTCTGACCACTTTAACTGTCTGTCTAAGTTTAGATATGAAATCTTCTCCATCGTGGTGTCAAAGAATGATGGTGATGCTCCCTTTACTTGTTGATGAGCCTGACCCCAAGATAATGGTAGTTCATCTTTAATGATGAATGTAGACAGTCTATATCGTACTTTTGTGCTCACCTTATATGATGTACATGGAAACTCAGCTCCCTTATATCTGCATATTGGTGCACTGTGATAGTTGTTGAACGCAGAGTATTCAACATATACTCTATTGCGATCAGTAGCACTTCTTGTGATATGAGGCAGATCAAATGTATACATCATCATGTTAGACATTTTGTATTTAGTAAACCAGCAGATCTCAAGAGG